AAACTAAAATCAACTGAATCTTGTGTTATGAATGTTATGTTTGGGTTTGATATTGATTTAATTGAAGAATTTTTTTCTACTTTTAAAACATATCTGTAATCAGGATTATAATTAGGAGCACCTGTTGAAGGTATCAATTGATAAACATCTAACATGGCTGTTGAAACAGTTGTTATTTTAGGTCTATAACCTAAAGCATATGCTAACGCTATTATATTCTTACGTTCTTGAGCATATAACAATAATGTTTCTTGTAATTGAGTATCAGTGTAAAAACTTAAAACATCACCTACATAAGCAGCCATTTCCATAAACATGTTACCTGGAGCCGATGGGCTAAAGTCCATGTAGTTGTTTTGGAAGTACGTTCTAGCATAATTGATTAAATCCTGCTTTAATGAACTAAAATCCTTATCAAAATATTTTATATCTGGTACGTTTGCCATTACTTAGTTAGATTGTTTGTAGATACATTTATTACTAAATTATCTTGTTGGTTGTTTATTGAATAATCTATAATTATGTTTACTAAATTTTCGTCTGAATATCTTTTAACAGTTATATTTTTTATTATTATGTTTGGGACATAACTGTATATATCCGCTTCTAATTTAGCTGATATATCATCTAATGTTATGTCTTGTTCAAATACTAATGCTCGTATATCACCACCAAATGTAGGATCGAATACTCGTTCACCTTTATTGGTTAATATAAAATTAATCAAATTAGATTTAACCTGTTCTTTAGTAGTGGTTGTAGTGTTAAAAACGTTAGTTCCATTATTAAACAAAACATTAATTCCAATACCTCGAGCTTGGCCTAAATCTTGTGGATTTAATTTATATGTTGGTCTATTTAACATTATATTTGTCCTTTTTCTTTCATTGTTGACATTAGAGCACTAAAGTCAGGTACAGCGTCTATACGTACTTGTGAAACATCTCCTGCTGGTCTAGCAGATGATAACATTTGATCCACACTGTTTACAACAGCTGTTTCTGTCATCCCACCATAAGCTCCGTTCATAGGACCAAAATTAGGCGCCATTTGAGACGTTGCATCAACTACCGAACGCCATTCACCGCCGTTAGCTGTCTCATTTAAAATGTCATTTAAAACGTTGTTATTAGTAAATGCCATTGGTTTAGCTGGTTGTTGTGGTTTGGAAGGTTTGATTGATTCAATCATTGAATTTTTAACAGTAGATTTTTTAGTCTCTGTTATAGTTGGTTCAGATTTAGGTGTTTCTAATAATATTCCTAATTCTTCACGTACAACATTTTGTACTTCTTCACGTACAACTTTACGTAATAACTTTATGAATGTGTCTGCTTTCATGTTTATAAATATTTTATTATCCTAGTATTTGTTTAAGTTCATCAATAAGTTCATCAGCTTTGCGTGTTTTACTTGGAGCTGTTTGAGTTATTTTCATCATACTAAAAGTATCATAAGCGACTGCCTGTAATGCTCCTGTTGAAGTTGTGATTGTTTTTATTGTATATGTTTTACCCTTATCACTGATAAATTCTTCACTTAAATTTAATTGTGATGTTTGGTTATTAAGTGTATTAGATAAAGTTGATAAAGCATCTGATGGTTGTGGGGCATTTTGTATTATAGTAAAACTTAATTGATTTAACCTAACTTGAATTTTACTTAATATACCTCTACATATTTTTATTATGGCTTCAAGATATGTTATTAATGCTGTATATAATTGGATCTTATCTTCTTTTTCTTTTTTCTTTTGAACAAAGTTATTAAACTCAACTTGATATTTAGCTGTTAAGGGTTTGGTAGGTGATGGTGTTGCTAATTCAGCTGCTGATTGTATTGCTTGTATTTGTAATCTTTTTTCTTGTATAATTAACTGTATTTGTAAAGCGGCAACACCAGCCTTAGCCACTTTAAGTATGGTTGATAAAACACCAAGTAAGTTTTGCAATGTTGTAATTGTTTGTTTTAAACTACTTACTTTATTATCAAAGTTAACTTTGTACTTACTATAATCTCCTGGGTATTTAGGTGTGAAAACTATCTTACCATTATTAATATCAACACGACCTTGACTTTGTAAATTTTTTGTTGCTTGGTCAAATAATACATCTAATACTTTACTAACTACTTTTTCATTGTTAATAAATTTAGTTATAACAGGTAGTACAGCAGATAATATTAATGTCTTAAGACCAGTTGCTGATATATTTGATTGATCTTTTAAAAATGTTTTAGCGTCTGTGGCTGATTTTCTTAATTCTTCTTGTTTTTCTTTAGCTCGTTTCTTTGCTTTTTCTATATCACCTTTAATCTTTTTTGCTTTCTCAGCTGCTTCTTTAGCTTTTTTAGCCGCTGCTTCAGCTTGAGCTTTAGTCTCAAGAGCTTTAGCTCTAGCTTCTTGAGCTTGAGCTATGGTTGTTCCAGCTGTTTGTTGTATATCTGAGATAGCCATTATATTGTAAACGATTTAGTCGATTTAAAATTATCTAATTTAGCTTTAATAGATTTAAATTTACCTTTTAAAAATGAATTAGCGGGTCCTAACATAGCTGCCATAGCAGGAGGAGGTGTTAAAGCTGCTGCTTGAACCATATCATTGTATGTTGATATAGCTTCCATTAATTCAGTTATTATCTCATCTAATGCTTTACCTTTAACTATAGGTTCAGCTACACCATTTTTATCTAAACCAAATTGCATTCTAGGTGCATTGACTAAAAACATATTTTCTTCATTATCACTATCTACACTACCAACATCAATTGTTACTTTATCTCCAGCTGATAGATTGATATATTGTTTAGAATTAATAAAGACACTATCATCAACTGCAGTAAATAATAATCTACCTGATTGAAGGATAATTTGTTTTTTATTATATGTTTTTATAGACATTACTAAAATTGTTTAAATATCTGGTTAGCGTATTTTTGTATATTTTGATAATAACCAACACTAGCTACTCCTGGTTTTTCATATCCACTAACATATTTTAACGCTGCTTCAGCTGGAGTTGATGTATTTTGGATTGATCTTTTTACACCAGGATACTTATTTGCTAGTCTACTCTTTAAAAAATCTAATTGTTGTTGTAAATTTGGAAATTTTGAATCGTTTACTAATGCAGGATATAATGATTTTCTTTGTGATGGTTGTGTTGAATACCCTAAATCTAAATTAAATGTTTTTAAGAAATCATATAATTCAGATCCAGGTTTATTACCTAAAAATTGAGCTATACCTAAAGCACCAGATTTTTTACTAACTTCAGTTGGATCCAAACTAGATTCTCCTAATAAAACACCTACAATTCCAGCTGCTTGAGTTTTAGTATATCCCGCTGTTATAAAAGTATTTAAAGCTGTTCTTATACTATCTTGATCAAATTTAGCTACACTAGTTGTAGCATTTGTAGTTTGTAAATTATTATATATTTCTATCCTAACTGTTTCTCTAGGTATATTTGAGTCAGTTTTAGGATCATATTCATATATAGTTGCTGTATCATAAATGTTAAATGTTTGTTGATTTTCATCTTCAGGAAGAAAATTTAAATCTTCAAATGATTGAGTAGTAAGTGAAACAGGAATAGATGGTGGTACAGGAAATAGACTTGGTCCTTCTATTGCTGGTAGTTCTAATAATGTTGCTTGTTTTGATTCAAGTGGTTGTATTTCAATTGGTGTTCTATCAGGTAATACTACATTAGCGACATCTTTTTCTGGTGTGATATTTAATGAGTCTTGATTTTCATTTCCTAATCTAACAGCGGGGAGTGTTTCTTTAGGAAGTGGATCTGTAGGATAAAGTCTTTCATCTTGTGTTAATACAGATGTGTCTTCATTCTCATTTTTAATCATAAAAAAAGAGTCAACATCACAAATAATTTTTGTATTTTTACTTAATCGTAAACCACCTCCATCTTCACTATTAATAGAGAAGTCAGTTGGTAAGGTTGATAAACGTTGTTTACTCATTTGGTATTCCTATTTCAGATGTATTAATATTTTGTCTACCTACATTTATAACAGCTAATGGAGGTGAGAATGATTCTGCTCTAACTATTTTATTATTATCTACAGTTTGCCATATACCAATTGGGTCCATGTAGTATGTTGTTTTATTTTTAGCGTTACTTATAACACCAGCGTTATTAGTAGGTCCTATTATTAATGGTACTACATATCCAATATCAGGAATTTGTATTTGATTAGGATATAAAGGTTTTGCTTTACCTACTTTATAAGCACCAACATTATCTTCTATAGTATTATATGTTATTTCTTTAGTGACTAGATTAATATCTACCACAATACCAAATTTCATACCTTGAGATGACCTACTCAGTGTGTCATATAAATTTGAATCACCTCCTGGTTGTGATTGTGATGTGACGCCTGCTTTAAAAGTATTTTCTCTACCCATTGTTAGCTTCTATTTGTTTAGTACCGATAGCGTTAATTTCTTGAAATAATAACTCTTTATCACGATCACTTAACAAACCACCATCACCACCTTCAGTATTTGTTCCCATAGCGCGTTGAACAATACCAGCCATCTTAATTAAATGTTCGTCATTTTTAATCGATAACTCCATATATTCTTTCAACAAAGGAACAAGCATCATCGCGTCACCTGGTTCCTGTATCATAGGCTTCAGTTGATCGATTAATGCTTTAATTTCTTTTTCTTTCTTAGTTGAATTTTTATATATATCTTCTAGTAAGCTTGAAAAAGTTTTGTCCTTAAATAAAACTTGATTGAAATCCATATTTGTTTTGATATAAATATGGGAAATAAAAAGACTTAAAAACTACATACGAATATATCCATGTTCATAAAACTCGTTATATTTATCCCCATAAATTGTTTTTAATCGTTTAATAATTTTAGTTATTTGAGGTGTAGATGCGTCTGTTATTTCTTTGATATAAATGTATAAGGCTTTCTTATTAAATATATCTATGTTTTCATTTTTACGGAATAATTCTAATATAGCATCTGCTATACGAGCATCATTTGTTTTTGGAAATAACTTGAATAAATTCTTATCAACGTATTTAGTAAACTGTTTTAAAAATGAAGGCACATTGTCTGTATATAATTCTTCTCCATTATTAACAATGTCAATCAAGATTGTTTTATCTTCATCTACTGCCTCAACAGATGCTTTATCCTTTAATTTCTTGTAATTAGCATTATTGTATAAAATAAGATAACGTTTAGCAATTGTTCCAAAATAACTAAATGCTTTACCTTTACTTTGATTATATAAATGCAATTTCTCTAATAGAAACGCTACTACTTCATGTTGTAACTCTGGTATTGTATCTACTTCTGTATAATAGAACTTAAATGTATGAATTATATTTTCTGCTAATTTATGAAATGAATAATTAATTCTTTCATTAAATATTTGATTACGTTTATCTTGACTCGCTTCAGATAAGTACTCTATAATAGCATCCTCAGTTTCCTGAGTGAAATAGATATTTGCTTTCTTTGGTTTACGTTTACGGACAGTTCCTTTCTTAGTGAGTAATACTTCTTCAGACATATTAGTTCTTAATATAGTGGTTTAATGAATCTTGTATATTCTGTAAGTTACGGAAGAAGAAACCAATTTGATCATCTGATTTAAATGCTTCTGTTAATTCAACTTGGTCCAGCATCTTTTGTGATTCAGAAACAATAGCAGATATACTTTCAATAATAATGGCTTGTTTATTAGCAATTTCTTCTAATTTAGCTACTTTACTATTTAAATTCCAAATAATATATCCTACAACTGTTATAATCCATAATACGATTGAGATAATTCCTAATATCATATATTTTTCATTAAATCCGCTAAAGCGGGGTTAGATAATTGTTTTAACGCTTTTTGTTTAACACCACTGTTAGCGTTTTTATTTAGTTTAAAATTGTTTTCTTTGGCTGGTTTATCAACACGTGGGCCTAATAATTTAGGTAGCCATTCTTTTTCAAACTCAATACGAGCGGCTAATAAGTCAGCCTGATGAAGAACATACATGATTGAGGTGCGTGGTTTAGTTTCTGGTGTGAAACCTATAAGATAAGCTTTGTTAGCGTCATCATATAAACCATCATGAGTCCTGATTGCTAAGAATTCATTTTTAGTATAAGTAATACCATTACTCATTAATAAGAATAAACCACGATCAGGTACAGACATAAATTCTAAACGATCGTTAAACATATAAGTTTCATTTAGTTTATCTCGTCTCCATTGATCTGTTTGTTCAATGTATGCTTCGTTTTGTTCATCTCCAAACTTACCTAAGTCATGATTGATAGCTGAGAATACAAGTTCCTCGGTTGTATAAGTATCTACCATACCCATTTCTCTCCATACTGCATCTATTTTAAGAGCGGCTTCAACAACACGATTGACATGATCAATATATCCACCTGGAAAACAGTTATGGTATTGAGCTTTATGAGCGGCTGGCATCATAACAAAACGTTCTTCATGTTTCTTATAAAACGCCCATAATTTATCAGCTCGTTCTTGACTGATATAGTGTTTAATGTAAAACTCGAATTGTTGCCAATTCTTTTGAATTTGTTCTGGTGTAAGCATATTAATCGTTTTCAGCGTTAACTAATGTTCTAATTTCTTCTACTTTTTCCTTCATTGTAGCGAGCATATCTTTAGCTGTTACAATATTAAAAGCTGGGTCTGTAAATCTAGAACCAAATCCAGTTAACATATTTTCTAATTGGTCCAGTTTATTCTGGATAGGTTGTTTGTATCTCATTTTATATATGATTTTATAATACCTACTAAATGTGGTATCGTGTCAAATGTACGTAATGTTTCACTCGTTTCCAAGTCAGTCTCGCTAACTATGACTATAAGTTTATCTTGTTTCTCTATTAACACAATAGGATAAGATGACGTCTTATATTCTTCTTCAATCTTGTCCGAAATGTTAGACCATTCTTCCGCATCAATGTTTACATACGGTATATTATTATTATTTAAATCATTCATT